CAATCTCAATCCCTTCACAATCAAACACCCAGCCAAAGCCAGATTCTTCTAGTTCTTTGCGGGTGTGAGTTCGACCTTCGACGATGGTCCCAAGCGTATCAATCCAAATCCAGCTATCGTCATGTTTGATGCGTGTCAAAACACCTCCGCTCGAAGCAATATTAGGCATTACAACTGTATACCGCTTTTCTTTCTCAACCTCGTAGCCGCCAAGCCAGGCTAGGCCAAAGACATTTCTGTTTGATTTCTTTTTATACCATTCTGTAAATTCAGCGCTTTCATACCACCAAGCAGACTGAAATGCTTGCTCTAGTTCTGAACTATCTTCTCTTAAATCCTCAATTACATCCGCCACAAATTGCGGGATTTTGACTTTCTGCGGTTCATCTAGTTGTTCAATTCTTTTGATAATTCTGTTTACATCAATACAATTTATAATTTGACTTTTATTTTCTTTTATGGCATTACAATAATCTATCAATTCTTGTTTATTCATTTCTCTACCTCCTTCAACTGCAAAATTAATTGAATAACAATATTCCTATCAACATAAGGTCTCTCTCTGTGAGTTTCAGCGGGTAGGGTATGAATTTTCTCAATCAACTGTTTTACATTCATCTTCCAACTCCTTTAACTGTTTCTGCATTTTCTTCAACTTCTTTTTTAAATACTCTCTGTGAGCAGTCCTATTCTGTGCTAGTGACTTCTCGCAAGGTTGTGAGTATTCAACAATATCAGCTTCCGTTTTTTCGATTGAGCGTTTTAATGACTCAATCATGGCTTGTTTAAAATTCATTCAAACACCTCTCTCAGCTCCACAACTTCTTCATTGTGGTTAAACGGTTCATGTGCTAACCGTCCAATACCTTTATCATTCACACCGTCCTTTGTGTCTGTTGCATACTTCAAAAATAATGCTTTCTTACAGACATAACACCGAATGGATATTTTATCAGGCTGTACCTTCCTGATATAGCATTCTCCACAAAACGGACATTGTACGTCAACTTTCATTTTTAACTCCTAAATTGTTTAAAAAAATTAAATGCAACCGTGCAACCGATAAAAAATAAAATTTAAAAAATAAAATTTAAGAATCCTTATTTAATAGGCTTTCTCTATTATTAATACTTTTATTAATACTTTTTTAAAAAATAACGGTTAATCGGTTGCATTATATAAAAATAGTATAAAAAAGTCAGTATTATCAAGGGTTTAAGGGTGCAACCGTTCTTTCGATTTATCGGTTGCATATCGGTTGCATGCAACCGTTCTTCTTAAAAAGTGCAACCGATGCAACCGATAGAATTTTAAAATGCAACCGATCTATTTTTCTTTAATTCGCTTAAATCCTTTAGTATTTTTTCCACCAATTCTGAACTGACCTTTTTCCCAACCAGGGTGATTATCCATAATCATATTGATTTTAGTTGATAACTTTTTGTCATTTGAATTTCTCATAAAGAGGTTATACATCATCTCACGAGTTGAGACTTTTTCCAGTTTTTTAGTACCAGCTTCAAACTCACTACTGTTATCAAAATACTTACTTGTATACTGATGTTGTTGCTGAATTGACCAACTTGACCAATTATCAGGAATAGGCATTTCCAAATATTCAAGTACTTGTAATTCAACTTCATCACGATACATGAATTTCTCACGATAGATTTCTAATCGTTCTTCAGTTTCTTTATCAAACATCAAATCAGCACCAGCTTTATAGATTGTGACAGCCTCGCCCCAAATTTGTTCGACTGTTTCAGGTTCGATTTCCATAGGGTGTTTCTTCTGTCTGCTAATATCTGTCATGACAGATAAGAACCTACGTTCTCCAGTTTTGTCTTTTAAGTATTCCTTCTGATTCGTTGTTCGTGCTAGTACAAAATTTTTAGCAAATTCCTCAGTACGCTTCATGTAAGGTTTACGAAAACGTAAGCTTGTTTTTGAGATAAATGCTTTTGTTTCAGCAAAACTCATTCGGTTACTAGCAACCATTTCATCATCATTGACGATTAATGCCTTTAACATGATGTCGTAATTATCTTTGTTTGCAAAATCTGTAACAGCATCGGTATACCACTCACCACCCAATTTTTGAAGGAGAGAGGTTTTCCCAACACCTTGACCACCTACGAGATCTAAAACATAATCAAATTTAGCGCAAGGCTCGTATACTTTAGCGACTGCTCCAACCAACCACATTTCAGCGATTTTAGAAACTAAGTCAATATCTTCTGCACCGAGGTAGACTTGAAGCATTTGGTTGATGCGTTTACGTCCATCCCAATTTTCTGCTGCTTTCTCCATATATTCCATAACTGGATTGTATGACCTTTCTGAGAAGAAGGTTTCCATGCCATCCAACATCGCTTGGTTTGAGAAAGCAACACCTAATACACTTTCAAAATAAACTTTTACAACTGAGTCAAAGTTAGAAGGCAATTCCCCTTTCTTAAAAAAGGTGTTTCCAATTCTAATATCTTTGGTCAATTCATGCTCTTGTGAAAATTCATTATGTTTTAAGTAAATACTTAATTGATCATCAGCTTTAAAAGAAAGAAGTACATTATTTGGACTGTTTGATTTAATTCCTCCTTTATCATTAAGTATCATTGTATCTTGTGAATTTATGCTAACTACATTACCAATTATTCTCACCTCCTATCTTTTTTAATCATACTTTCAACAGTACGCATCACTTCTTTTTCAGGTAAAGGATTTTGACTGTTAGTATTCGCTAGTCTTGCCAATTGAATGACTACTTCATCATCGACTGCTCGATATAATAGACCACCTACGAACTTTGCTAGTTTATCGTTTCGTCCACCTTCATCACCAAAACCAAGGGCGATTGTTTCAAATAATTCAGTGGTTTGTGTTCTGTCTCTGGTGTAAGACCTTCTAGCTAAATCCCTTAAACCATCTTTACCATCATAGGTATGACCATGTGTTTCTTTGTATTGTTTCTTGATTGCTCGAATTAAATCTCTGGAAGGTGTTACGATTGTTCCACCTTCCTTTGATTTTTCTAAATCCCACTCATACTGTCCCTTGTCTGTGGCAGATGGTGCTACAAGAATATAGTTATTTTCGTGAGCCTTAATATCAACACCTGGTAAGAATCCAATCATCTGTGTGATAGGCTCATCATCTCTTTTGAAATAGAATAGATGTTTCCCACCACTTGCAGTTTTAGCTTGTAGGGTTGGTTCAATCAGTTTTAAGTATTTCCATTTTTTAAGAGACTCAAAACCGTTTGACTTACCGTGCTTGTCAATATCAATAACAAAGAAATTAGTTGTTTTAAGAGCAATATTTGCATTTGGATAACCATCCCAAAAACTTTCAATTTCACTTGCAGTCATAGCAGGTTTATCAGCAAACTCAATTAATGGCATTTTATTTTTAGGATTGATTGGAATGACTGAAAATCCTAAATTTTGATATTTTAGAGCGTACTCTTTCATACTAGCCATTCCAATTTCCTCCTATTTTTTTTATTTTTTAGAATGGTAAATCATCTTCACTGATTTCTAAACCTTCAGCGCTTGGAAGTCCTTCAGCTTCATCAAGATCATAGCTACGGTATGTTTTGCCTTTGCTTTCCGTTTCAATAATAATCAACTTGAAGTAAGAGCCAACTGCTTTACGTTGTAGTGCTTCTTCAAGTGATTTCCCGTCTTCAAAGTCAGCTTTCAAAGGCGCATCATCTGCAAATGCAAGAGCCTTTTGGAAGAATTTGATAGTGCGTTGGACTGACCAAGAAATATCTTTGCCATTCCAAGTGTCTAGCGTTCCAAATGATGCATATTCGACTCGACCATCATAGTCACCACCACGGATTTCAAAACAGTATTGAATGCTTTCCCAGCCTTTTTCTGAAATATTGAATTTAACGGTTTTTAGGATTGCTTGGTATTCACCAGCAGGAATTGGTGCAGGGCCATTCGTGCTGTCTTTGCGTGGGTCAAAACCTTCTTTTTTGATTGATTGTGCGATATCTAATAAACTCATGTTGTTTCTCCTTTAATTCTTAAAATAGTTCATTTACTGAAGTAGTTTCTACTTCTTTTTTAGTTTCTTGTTGTTTTGTTGGCTTTTCTTCAGTTACAGGCTTATTCTTAGCTGGACTGAGTGCGCCACGGATAGTGGTCAAAATCTTTAAGATCTTCTTATCATCCACTTGGTCTGTATAGTAAGATTTACGCTTACGGTCAACCTCACGGTTATAGTTATTACCGATTTTTTCTGTATGAATCATCAGGTCAGAATTTCCGTTGATAAGATTCACATACTTATCTTTCAAGCTTGGTTTGTCCTTAGTTGCATTCCCGTTATCATCATATTCAGAGATTTGTCGACTGATATAAATAACGTTCATTGGTAAGGCTTTTAGATCAATAACCAATTCAGTGACCGCTTGATTAAAGAAATCATAACCTTTACCGTATGGAATTTCTGACAAGGATTTCAAACGAGGTTTTCCTGGTGGAGTTAGTTCATCACACACAGCTATTTTAATCATCTCGATAACATCATCGATTACATCGACTACGACTGTTTCATAAGAATGTTTTTGTGTTTGAAGTGCCAGGAGGATTTCACCTAACTGTTTGATAACCGAGTTGGTAATTCGTCCAGAGGTGTCTTTTTCATTCAATAGTTGGATACTTGGTACGCTATTAGCTTCTGCATTTCCATCCGTATTTAGTACGATAGGGTTTGGAAATTCGTTTGCTAGATAAGACTTACCACTCATGGTTTCACCATAGATGAAATAGTTACGAGGGGTGTCTTTTGGAATTTGTGGTTTGTTTTCTGGTAATTTA